ACAAGTTTTGCAACATCAAATGGTAAAAATTTATACTATAAATTAACAGGAACATTAACAGCAAACAGAACAGTTACTATGCCTAGTTCTGCTGAAAGAGTTTTTATTGTAGAAGATGCAACATCGAGATCTTCATCTAATTATACACTAACAGTTAAAACAGTATCTGGAACAGGTGTAACTGTACCCGTAAAAGCTAAAATGGTTTTATATTCTGATGGAACTAATGTTCATTCTGGACCTATGACAAAAGGTTATGTAACTGTTACAGGTGCATACACTGCAGTTGCAGGTGATCAAGTTATGGTTAATACTACAGGTGGAGCAATTACAGTAACACTACCAACGTCACCAAGTACAGGTGATGAAGTATCTTTATTAGATGCAAGAGGAACATTTAATTCAAACAATTTAACCATTGGTAGAAACGGTCAACCAATTGAAGGTGCAGCAACGGACGACGTACTTAGTACAGCAGGGCAATCAGTTACTTTAGTATATGTAGATGCAACAAGAGGTTGGACATACAAAACCAATACAGCATAAGGAGCGTCATAAGTGGCTCTTATTGACTTTAAAATATTACCTGGAATAGATAAACAGACTACAGGAGCTGGCGCTGAACAACGTTGGGTAGATTCTGATAATGTTAGATTTAGATATGGATTACCAGAAAAAGTTGGTGGATGGCAATCACCTATTAAAACATCTATTGTAGGACTAGCTAGACAACAACATGCTTTTGTAAGTTTAGATGGTAAAAAATATATAGTTATTGGTACAGATAAATTTTTACTTGTTTATTATGATGGTGAACTTTATGATATTACACCTTTAGCATCTACACTTAACTCTTGTACAATTACAACTGTTTCAGGGTCAGCTAGTGTAACTATTACTAAAAGTTCTCATGGTTTAAGTGCTGGTGATATTGTTTTAATGAGTTCAACTACACTACCTTCAGGTACAGGCTATTCGACATCTGATTTTGATGATAAATTATTTCAAGTAACTTCTATTACTGATGCAAATAATTTTGTAATTACACAAAGTTCTAATGCAACAGGAGCAGCTGGACCGGGTGGTAGTATAGATGTAACTCCATATGAAGTTGTTGGACCACAGACACAAACAGCAGGTTATGGTTGGGGCACAAATACTTGGGGCAGTAGTACATGGGGAACTGCTTCTACAACAAGTAGCGTGATTCTGGAACCAGGCCTCTGGAGTTTAGATAATTATGGTCAAGTATTAATTGCAACTATTGCAAATGGTAAAACATTTACATGGAATGCAGGAGCTAATAATCCATTAACTGTTAGAGCTTCACAAAGTACAACTAATTTTGAAACAACAAGTAATCCTTCAGCATCTAGATTTACAATGGTTTCACCTACAACAAGACACTTAGTTCATTTTGGAACTATATTACCAGGTACTACAGATCAAGATGATATGGCTGTAGCTTTTTCTGATCAAGAAAATATTAATAGTTATGTTCCAACTTCTGTAAACACTGCAGGTTCTCAAAGATTACAAGATGGTACTAAATTAATGGGAACATTAAGAGCAAAAGAAACTATAATGGTATGGACAGATAATGCATTATATAACATGAGATTTGTTGGGGCTCCATTTACATTTGGATTTGAACAAGTAGGTACTAACTGTGGATTAGTAGGTCAAAATGCTGCTGTTGAAGTTGATGGTGTTTCTTTTTGGATGTCACCAAAAGGATTTTTTGCATTTGATGGTACAGTAAAAACAATACCATGTAGCGTAGAAGATTATGTTTATAGTGATATAGATCTTACAAAAGGTCAACAAGTATATGCAGGTATAAATAATTTATATACAGAAGTTATTTGGTATTATCCTTCTGCAAATTCTGAATATGCAGATAGATATGTTATATATAATTATACAGATAAAGTTTGGTATACAGGAACAGAACCTAGAACTACTTGGTTAGATGCTAGTGTGTATCCAAAACCTTTTTCTACAAAATTTACAAGTACAGGAACAGCTGATTTTCCAACAGTAGTGGGGGAATCTGGTTTAGGTAAATCACAATTTTTTGAACAAGAAATAGGAACAGATCAAGTAGATGAAACAGGAACTGTAACTACTGTTAGTTCTTTTATTAAATCATATGACTTTGATTTACAAGGCCAAGGGGGAGAAGCAGGAGATATGTTTCTAGCGGTAAGACGTTTTGTACCTGATTTTAAAGATTTAGATGGTAATGCTAAAGTAACTTTAGCTATAAAAAGATACCCTCAACAATCAGATACAACAAGTAGTTTAAGTCCCTTTACAATTAACTCAAGTACTGATAAAAAAGATACTAGAGCTAGAGGTAGGTTTGTCAATGTAAAGATTGAAAACGACTCAGCTTCAGAATCTTGGAGATTTGGTACTTTTAGGTTAGATATACAACCGGACGGAAAAAGATAATGGCATTATACGAAGACGTTATTAAATATTTAAATGAAAAAAATAAAGGTGGTGGAACATCTGGTGGGATGTTTGACAACTACGATGAGTCTAATAACCCATTTATAATAGATTTTGATAAAGACGAAAAAACTGTAACGGATGCAATTCCTTTTAACAATCCTATAGTAGAAGCAGCTAAAAGAGATAATGATCGTAATGATCCTTATAATATGAATGCTATGAATAATCCAAATGTAAGAACTCAAAGAGATTATAGGGATCCAAGAAGTTCTATGATGGATGTAGCGCCAAAACAAAACCTTTCTGTTTCAGGTATATTAAAAGGTTTAGCATTAAATGCTCTTCCAGGTATGGGAATGATTAGTATGGCTAAAGGTGTTGCAGGGCTTTTACCTGCAAATAAAAGAGCTTTAATGGAAAATGAATTACTAGGAAAAGGATATAGTTTAGATAGTTTAGGTAGAATTGTAACAGATAATTATAATAGTAAAGAAGGTGTTATGGCTGGTCTTAATGCAAATAGACTTAATGAAGCATCTTTCGATAAAAAAAGTGCAAGAATTGAAAAAACTTTAGCAGACAAATATGGAATGAGTGCATCAGATATTGCTGCCGCAAAAGCTGGAACTTACTCAGGTAATGTAAAAACAGATTTAATAGATAGATTAGGATTTGTTGCTGATGCAAGAAAAGATATATTAGGTAGTGTAACAACTGCAGAAGAATTAGAAGAAGAAATTAATGATTTCAAAAAAAGTCAAAGCTTTCTTCAAAAACTAGGTATTGCACCAGGTATTAAAAGTAATTTTTTTGAAACAGGAAAAAAAGCTGCAAATACTGAAAGAGCAAGAATTGCTGAAGTAGAAAGAGTTGCTGAATTACAAAGAAGACAAGAAGCTGCTGATAAAGCAAGAAGAGAAAGAGATGCTGGAAATATTGGTGGTGGAGGATATAGAAGTGATAGAGACCATGATAGAGATGGAGGTTATGGTGGTAGTGGTAAAAGATCAGAAGATAATAGATCTTCAGATTTAGGTTTTAGTGATATAAGATTAAAAGATAATATTGAATTAGTTGGAAAATCTCCATCTAATATTAACATCTACAACTTTACATATTTAAATAATCCTAAAGTTTATCAAGGAGTTATGGCGCATGAAGTACCATGGGCTTCAGTTAAATATAAAAATGGTTATTTAATGGTAGATTATAATAAGGTTGACGTAGAATTTAAAAAAATTTAATGGCAAAGATAGTAGTTAGAATACCTGAACCCAAAGAAGAGTATGATCCTTCAACTCAAAAACAAATTAATAGAGCTATACAGTCTGTGGTCGATCAATTAAATTCTACATTCTTACAAGAACTAAATGAAAAATCAGATAGATATGCTTGGTTTAAAGGTGGTATATCTAAAGATGATGGTTGGGGAACATAATGGCTAATGCATATGTAAATGGTTTTTATACACCAACACAAACTGGCACGCCTGAAACTGTGTTTACTTGCCCTGATGAAACTACTACTATATTTCAAACTCTACAGCTTGTAAATGTTAGTGGCAGTAAAAATGTATCTGTATATATAGAGGATTTTTCAGCATCAACTTTAAATAGAATAGCTTATGTAGAGTTTGATGGACCACTAATTACTAATGTCTTTAAAGGGTCTATAGTGTTAGAAGAAAAGGACGTATTAAAGATTGAAACATCTAATGCATCTGGTATAAGTGGGACAACAGCTGCTTTAGAAACAACAAGAATTTATATACCACAAGGGGCAAGTTAATGTTTATAGAAGAATCAGAAGTATCATATACTATAATTGATGGTAAAAAAATACCTGTTCTTAAATGTAAAACTGAGGTAGTATTACGTAATAAAAATACCAATTACGAATACTCTTCTGACCAAGAAGCAGAGGACGATATCGCAGATCCTAATTCTCCAACTCAAAGAGAATTTATAACGAGATCAGTAAAAATTAAAGTAGCTGCAATGCCATTAGGCGCAGCATCCGAGGAGAACGATGACAATAAGTAGAATGCAACAACCTAGACAACAATACGGCTTAGGAAGCTTTGTTAAAAAAATTGGAAGAAAAATTAAAAAAGTAGCTAAGTCACCATTAGGTAAAGCTGCTATTGGTGCTGCTATATTTGGTGGCATGGGTGGAATGAAAGGTTTAGGTTCTTTTTTTGGTAAAGGTTCTTTTAATCCTTTAAAAGCAATAACAGCTGGAACATCAGATGGATTTGTACCTGGTTTAAGTAAATTTGGAAAATTAGCAAGTAAATTTGGTTTAGCTAAAGGTGGAGGAGAATTAACAGGAAAAGGACTAGCAGCTCTAGGTATAGGTGGAGCAAGTTTATTAGCTGGTATGGGAGCGCCCAAAGAAGGTGAAGGTGGTTTTAGCGACAGCGGAGATCGTAAAGAAGGTTTAGAAAATTATTTAAGATATTATTATTCAAATTTAAATCCAAATGCAAAACAAAGTGATATTGATGAATTCGTTAGAGTTAATATGTATGCAGATGGTGGTAGAGTAAATTATGGGTTAGGCAGTATGTTAGGCAAGATAGATTATGATAAAGTTAAAGCTATTGCAGCTCCTGCTACTCCACCAAAAGATCTTACAAGACCTGCAACAGAACTACCAGGCGGAGGTGGTGGTACAATTATGCCTGTTACACTTCCAGATTTTTCAAATCCAGGCGGAGATGGTGGTACAAATTTACCAATTGGTGTAACACCAAGACCAGGATACCCAGGAACTGGAATAGATGAAAGAAGACCAATGCCTGAACAAAGTGAAGGTGATAAATTATATCAAGATGTATTAGATTATTTAAAATCAGATAGCAATCAAATAGAATCTAAAGAACCAGAAGCAATGCCTATGCCTTTTGATCCTCTTAAAAATATGTTGGAAACTGAAAGAGATACTAGTTTACAAATTTTAAAAGAAAGAGGATTTGATACAGATAAAATGAAATTTATGGAAGGGGACTATGGATTATTAGAAGCTGTAAAAGCATCGGGAGAAGTAGACGCTGCTAAAGAATTATTTGAAAAAGGTTTTCTAGACAAACAATATTCTTTCCAGGATTTATATGGAAATATGGATTTAATAGATAAAGTAAAAAATCTTTACATGGATAAAATATTTGCACCAAGCTATACTGGATATGCAACAGCAGGTAATGGATTAGGTAGTGGTTATGCTAATGATGTTGGTATTACAAATTTACCTGAAAACAAAGAAGAAGAAGAAAGAGCATTAGGTGGTATCAATTACGAAAGTAAACTAAAACAAAGATTAGCTGATGGTGGTAGAATTGGTTATGCTGAAGGTGGTCGTAAAACTTTTACAGATTATTTAAAAAATTTAGGAATGGATATAGAAGCATTAGACATAGATAGTTTGTTAATAATGCAAAGAGCTTTTGAAAGAGATGAAGGTGAACCAGTTATGTCTGATAGAGAAGAATCTGCTTATGGTGGTAGAATGGGTTATAATAAAGGTACTTCTGAAATGGGTATGATGGCTTCAGCTCCAGATTTAACAGATTCAATAAATGAATTAGCTTTAGAATTGTTTGGTAAACCAATTGAATTATTAACATCTGAAGAAATGGATTTGTTAAGAGATGAAGCTGAAAGATTATCTACAAAATATATGGCAAACGGTGGTATGATTAGAACTGGTTTTGCTATGGGAAGCAAACCTGAACAAAACGCAATTAAGGCTGCAGGAATAGAAGGTTTAATGTTAAATCAAAATCCTGCTGGAGTTACAGAATTAGATCTTAGAGAAACAGGTGGTTTTATACCTCCAGTTGGAGCAAAAGAAAAAGCAGATGATATCCCTGCTATGTTAGCTAATAACGAATTTGTATTTACAGCTGATGCTGTAAGAGGAATGGGTGATGGAGATGTTAACGAAGGTGCACAACGTATGTACGACATGATGAAAACTTTAGAAAAAGGTGGGAGAGTATAATGGCAGTTACAGAAACTAGAGTATTACCAGCAACGTATATTGAAGCTGCTGGAAAAAATTATCTTGGTCAATTAAGTAAAGCTGCTGGTCAATTTGGTTCAGCTGATTTATCTAAATCATATGGAAAACAATTTGTTGCTGGAATGGATCCACTGCAAAAAGCAGCAATTCAACAAGCAACTAAAGGTATTGGATCTTATCAACCATTTTTAAACGCAGCACAAGCTGCAACAGGACCTCAAGCTTACAAATCTTTTATGTCTCCTTATCAACAGGATGTAATTGATACAACTTTACAAGATTATGATATTCAAGCACAAAAAGGATTACCGGGTATTGGACAAAACGCTATGCAAGCAGGTGCCTTTGGTGGTGCAAGACAAGGTGTAGCTGAAGCTGAATATGCATCTAACTCAAATAGAAACAGAGCACAGTTACAAGCACAATTATTACAACAAGGATTTAGTCAAGCCAATCAAGCAGCGGCTCAACAGTATCAACAACAAATGGGTCTAGGTTCAGCTACTCAAAATATGTTAGGAACTCAAGTTGCAGGACTATCTACTCTAGGAGCTGGTGTACAAGCACAGAAACAAGCTCAACTAAGTGCACAACAACAATTAGCTCAACAACAATTACAACAAGGTTTAACAGCAGCAAATGCTTACGGTTCAGGTGTAACTCAAATGATTGCAGGTTATCCTGGTCAAACTACACAAACAGCTACTCCTAACGTGGGAGCTGGTCAAACAGCATTGAATGTAGGATCAACATTAGCTGGTATATATAAGGCGTTAAGATAATGGGTAGAGTATTTAGAAGACCTATGTTTAGAGGTGGATCGACTAATATGAATGGCATTATGTCTGGTATTCAAGATAGACAAAATTATGCAGAAGGTGACGCAGCTAAAGCATATAGAGAATTTATACAAGAGAGTCCACGAGCTGGAATTGATCCAGTAGCTAAGTTATTAATCTCTGGAGGACTAAGAGGACTTTCTGAAACAAGAGGTGGATCTGCATTAGCTAATACAGCATTAGCATTTCAAGAACCAACTGAAAGATTGTTTTCAGATTTAGAAAATAGAGATACATCAGAAAGAGCTGCTATGGAAAAAGCTTTAGCTTTTGATTTAGAAAATGAAAGATCTACAGATAAAAGATTACAAGCTCTTGCAGATATAAAAGATAAACAAGCGCATGAAGAAAAATTAGCTATAATTAAAAATCAAAGTAAAAACATATACAATTCTCAATTATATGAAACTCAAGTTGAAAAAATGAGAGATAACTTAGTAAATGCTGCAGGCGATAGAATTATTAGTAAATTTAAAGGTAGTAGAGCAGATGACATTTCTAGAAAAACTACAGATTTTGTTATGCAAGCTCCTGAAGATATAAAATATAATTTAATAGAAATAGATTATGAAGATGTGGGAAAAAAAGGTGAAACTAGATTTGTTCCTAATTTAGATAACGTACAACCAGGTCAAATTTTTTATGATGCAACTATGGGCCAATGGAAAAAAAGAGTAAGTGTTGGACAAGGTAGATTAGATTTTGTAACATTAGATCCGTCAGATGGGTATAAGCCGATTGATGTAGATCAGTAGGAGATACAATGGCTTTCGATCCATACGATCCTAAATACAACCCAACTTTAAGAAGTTCTTATAGAAAGAAAAAAGAAGATGAAGATGAAGATGAGAACGAAAAAGATATAAATAAAAATCTATATACAGGTATAGATGAAACAGATATTCAATTACCAGACGCAGAACTAAATAATGAAGTTAGTGGTGCTACAGCTTTTACTGCAGGTTTAGCATCTGGTGTTATTAAAGTAGGTGAAGGAGTTGTATCATTAGGTGCAGAGTTAATTGATTTAGGTGTAGATACAAATACAGCAGCATCTGTTGAACAATTTTTTGATGACTTAAATCCTTTTGAAGAAATTGCAGAACAAAGAGCTATAGGTAAATTAACAGAAGCTTTTGTTCAAGTGGCTGTACCAGGAGGTGCAGGTGCAAAAGCTGCAACAATGGCAGCTAAAGCTTTAAAAGCAAAAAGAGCCGGTAAGTATTTAAATTTTAAATCTAAAAATTTAAAACAAGGTTTAGATAAAACAAAACAATTAAATAAATTATCTGGTAAACAAAGATTTGCAGCAATAGTTGCAGGTGGTGCAGCTGGAGAAACGTTAGTAGCTGATGTAGAAAAAATAGGAACGTTT